AGGATAGGCGGAAAAGACGTTATCTGTCGGATCACCGCGCATACACTTTTCAAACAGGATCCATTTTGGATCAGGGATGATCTTGGGAGCCTTAGTTTTCTTGTCAACGACCAGTTTACCTTTCTTGTCAAAGATGCCTTCTAGTGTATGAAGCTCGTCGGCAACACCGTTATACTGTTGTACATTCGGCGCCAGCAATTGGTGAAAGTCAGTATCGGATGAAACAATAACGTGATGGTCATTGGGATGGTTCCAGATCCAACCAGAGATAAGATCATCTGCTTCGAGCTCGCTGTGTTGGAGCACGGTGCAATTAGTTTTTTCAGACAAAAAAGTCTTAAGATTATCGAAAGCTTCCCAAAAAAGTCGGTCTTCTTCGGCTTCCGCTTCAGTGAGCGCAGCTCTCGCGACTGCACGATTCTTTTTGTATGGCTCATAGAAATCTTTGCGCCATGATCGCCCTTCCAAACAGAATACCACATGATCGGCTTTTTGATCTCGCCACGCTTTATTAACCGACGCCAGGGTGACATGAATTGCGAATCCTAATCGATCCCATGTGTCCGATTGCCGATGGGCCGAATGGCGAGCACGGAAGAATGTGTTTGCTGTGTCTACAATTAGATATCTCATACAGTAATAGTAGCATATTATAACAGCTTGGTCAAGTACGGTAAAAGAAATTCTGCCCATTTTCTATGAGCATCTGCTCGAAAATGGTAAGATTGATTCGATTGAAATCCTTGGTCCGTTAACCATTTCCAATACGTCATATCCGGATCATACGGAGCAACATACGATTCGGCCCAGTCTTGCATTGGTTGATTTTGAAAATCGCTATAGCAATTAAAAAATAAATGGGGAATAGATAAGTCAGCTAGTTCTTGATGAAACTCAAAAATTTCTTCGTGTGCTTTTTGCTCGTAATATTCCCAATTAATATCAACGACATATTTTTTATAACGTTCTTTGATTGTGTCGGGCCAGTCGTGTCCTACTCCACCGGCATTTACTTGCCAAAACACATCGTCAAGCATCCATTCTTCTCGCTCCCATGTGCTCCATCCAATTACAATTGCATCCGGTGTGCCTTCGTTTTTGAGATAATCTCTTGTTGTTCTTATTATTCGTGTATTGCTACTGGCCGATTCTGCATCGCAGTGTAATATGGCTCTTAATTCGTTAGCAAGCAAGCAACCATAACTAGCACGTTCATTTTCTGGATGTGGCTGTCTTCCTAATCCGCGATACAAAGGATCATCCTCGGCAAAACAATAGGGAACTACAGCTTCGGCGCCAGCACTGTGACTATCGCCGTTGACATAAAGGATCAAGATATCTCCGATCGGCCATTTCCTAAATCATTTCTATCTACTCTGCGTGGACGAGCGTCAATGGGTTGATTGGCTTCCCATTGTTCAAAATTTTCATTTAGAATATTTCTGCACACGCTTTGAAACCAACGGTCTACAATTTCGGCATCTGTGTCATCTTTTTTCTGCATGTATCCGGCTTTTACCAATCTAGCAACAAATACTTCATTCCAGTCTAATTCAAAAGCACCATTACCAACATCATCCGGATCAAGCTCTACGCTAACAACGCTGATGTAAGGCTCACTGGCTTCGGTTGCCAGTTCCTTTGCTGATTTGACCTTAACTTTTGGTTTAGGCTTTTCTTCTTTTACTTCTGGTTTCTTTTTTAACCAATCGAACATATCTATCCTTTGTCATCTTTGATTTTAACAAATCCTACTTCGTAATATAAACCTAAAAGATCTAAATCTTGCAGTTTATATGTTATAAATTCAGGTCTCCACCAATTGTTAATTTTGTCTAGCCTAAGAATCATTGTTCTAGATTTGATCCTTAACGACCACATTATGGTCGTCTTTGTTCTTAAAAAATAAAAATTAACCCGCGGCACGTCAAGTGCCCCATTCATTTTTAAACAACGGTACTTGCAATCGATCACTGTATCTTAGTCCGTGTTTCATTGCAGCTATTGCTACTGCGCGATTGTTAAGAGAATATACACTTTCAACACCACCCACTGGCATTAGATACACCTCGCCTTTAAATCCTGCCGCACGATATTGATCTCTTGCTTTTAATGCGTCTTGTACATCCGCTTCTGTTGCAACAACAAACTTGAGATAAGTGTGACCAATTTCTTGATAGCTACAAACAATGTCTGGCCTAATAGCATCTTCCCACCGTTCGCCGCTGGCAGGAAGTTTAGCACTCACACTAAACGTGAGAGCATTATGACCTCTACGACCAAGTTTGGGATTCAGCGTCCAGTCTAATAGATAGTGTCTAAACTCTTTTGACAACTCCTGAGTGCCGTTAGTTTCAAAAGTAATTTCTTTTAGTTTTTGCATACGAGGATGATTTAATAGATCCTCATAACTACGCTGCCAACCTAGCAATGGTTCGCCACCAGTGATAACAAGATGTTCTTCCTTCCACTTGCCGTGCGGAAGAATTTCCATAATTCGTTCCGCAATAGCATCGCTAGTTAACACAGGACTAAGATCTTTAAATCTTGGATCCCACGACGCATAACTGTCACAGCCGGTACTAACTAAGGGTAGTTCTTCATATTTGCTGTACTTGGTGGGATCTACTGACTCGGCTTCTTTGCTCAACTCACCTCTTGGCATACCAAAGCCAGCACATTTAAAGTTGCAACCAAATGTGCGAAGAAAGACACTAGGAACGCCCATATAGCGTCCTTCGCCTTGTATACTATAAAATAATTCTGCTACTTTGATTTTACTCATTGTCTATTCCAAAATGTTGTTTGATTGCTAGTTCATGTATGTGTGCAGGTTTGGCATAAAGGAACTCTTTGGGAATTCTATCTTGTTGGTGAACAACTTGAATACAGTCTTGTACAATTAGACGACCAAATCGCACAATTGCTTCTCTAGCATAGTCATCTAATTCGTCCCAACATCCTTGTGCTGTTAGCCCTGCCTGGTACAATAAATTTTCAAAGTTATCGTTCAAGCGAACAAATCCTCATTCCATTCTCTATGTCCTTCACGGAAAGCCATGTTAGCTTGTGTCTCGCGTACCTCTACACGATAACACCAAAGACGTTCGGCTTCGCCTGGTCCCCACATGTCGGGAATGTACACACCGTTAACAAACTTGTACAGTTGGTCGGCAAGTCCTTCGCAACCTAACTTTGGTAGTACAACAATCTTGGCCATTTTCCGTTCTTGCAGCAGTTTAAATGTCTCCAATTCGGGATCATCCTGTGCCACAATTAGTGTATGGTCAAACTGATCTTCAAGAATCCGCTTGAGGTCTTTGAGACCACCGTAGTCAGCAGCCCAATTACGTACATCCAGATTGTCTGTACCAAAATAGAACTTCATTGAAAATGAATATCCGTGAATCAGATTGCAGTGACTATCGGCACGCCATTGTCTGTACGCACATGGAAATGCATCGTGATATTCTTTTGTGCTTGTGTATTTGTAAACTCTCGTTGCTAAAGACATTTTATTCTCCTATGTTAAGATTTTAGCATAGGCCTGCAGAATTTGTAAAGCGGGATGAAGAGCCAGGAAGGCCGCTGTGTAGAATTTTATTTATACTTTGCTATTGCTTTAATATAATACAATTGGCCGATACACGATAACGATCTGAACCCCATCCACGAATAACTACCTCTCTTGTTTTAAGGCATTCTTCATATCCTGCAGTCGGCAAAACGATAGATCCTTTTGCCGGGGGCACATTAGGCGACACCGTATGTAGCATTACAATCAAGGTCCACATAATTAAACCGTTTCTCGGGCAAGCCGTTCCATTTGTTCTTGCAAATTGTTTGCTGTAATATGTTCAAAAAATTTCATAATAAACATGCTAGCAGTTGGTGCATCATCACCGTGAAAATGTAAACGAGTGCCACCGTTTCCATTATGGTGATGATGGCATCTTTTACCTTTACCGTAGCTTACATAATATTTTGATTGTTCGCGACCGCGCATGTCGTACCATTGATCTTTCCATACCACACCGCCAATTAGGCCGTACCACTCAACCATTTCGTCGCTTAACTTATCTACGTCGATCCAGACAGCATAAGTGACGGTACATCCTGGTGGTAATGTAATCATTGCTCCCACCAATGTTCCCAAGGGAATACTACCCAACAAGGATTTTCATATTTGTTTATATGAACACCAGCAAAGTCAATATTTTTGAAACCACTTGCATCATTATTAACTAGCACTGCAAATCTCGTTGTTTTGTTCCAGACCGAATCCCATGCAGCATGATTCGGTAAGCATCCACTGGACCAATCTTGTTTAATCCATTCAAGAGTAGCACCGGTGTCATTGATATCATCCACAATCAAGATTTTTTTTCTATAAGCCGGATCAACTTTGGTATCTCCGCCATTTCTCTCATCTTCGGGCACATATCCAAATGCTTCTTCGGCCATCCATAAATTGCTTTCTGGCCCACTG